TTGAAGTAAACGCTTTGGCGCTTTCTAAAAACTTTAAAAACTTACGCGACAGCGGAGTGTCATACACCGACTTGTACAACATGATTGACAGGTTCTTTTACGAAATAAAACAAAAGCCGTTGCCAAAGGACGTGACTACTTGGGCAGCATTTATTAAACGCCGTGACGATTTATTGAAATGGGTAACAACTAACTCTACAGATTCCGATGTGTCGGAATGGAAATGATTGGAGACAAAATGGATACAAGAACAGAAAAAGAAATAAAAGAAGAAACGTGTAACTCAATCTGCGAACTTCAAGACGAGGTAGGTATTTTGTTTCCTTGGAGCATGTATGATTGTGACGAAGTAACACTTACAAACAAGACAATTCAATTAATCATCAAAACATTAAGACATTACAAAGAGAAGGCAGAGGACAATTTGATGCCTGTCTCGGAACAAGAATGAAAAAATGGTGGTGTTTAATAAAAGATTTCATACTGTTTACTAAGTTACAAAAAAGCATTGATGAGGATGAAAACATTGAAATGTATGTATGCGCTATGTGTGGAAGTATTTATTTAAATATACAATCGTATATAACACATTACAAAGTTGACGCCTGCACAGCGCCGATGTACATTTTACCTAATGACCCTTTAGACATTAAGGAAAGAGCATGACAACAGGTTGGAAAGGTCCTCGTTACTGGCGTAACAGACCACTTGAAGAAAGATTAAGTAATTTACGAGTTCCACGTAGGTTTGACTCAATGACCTTAGAGTCGTACAGCAAATCAATTGGAGACCAAGATGTCTATTACGCAATAATGACTTGGTTAAAAAACGCTGAAGAAAATATTTCTAGTGGAACTGGTTTGTACTTGTTTGGTGGAACTGGGGTTGGTAAAACACACCTTGCTATTGGTTTGTTAAAAGATGTAGTTGCTAAACTGCCAATTAGTGGTTACTACATACCAGCCACTACCTATTTAGAAATGATGTACGACGAGTTAAACAACGATGGAAGTTTGCCAGAAGAGTATGAATCTCCGTATACATCAAAGTATTTGCGAGCCATTTATGACGTGGTTATTCTTGATGGGTTGGGAGACGAAAACGACACAGACTTTACACGTCGGTCAATTACTAACCTTTTAAACCAAAGAATTAATAACAACCTTCCAACAATTATTACAAGCCTGTACAACCCTAAAAAGTTATCTTTGCGTTACGGAGAACGCTTTGTTTCTATTTTACAATCGGCATGTCGGCTTGTTCCTGTAGCGGGAACGGACCAACGCAATGCAGGGAAATAATATTGCAGAGTATTCCCAAGTAGGACAGGGAGTTGTTTTTGAAGGCGTTTTAACCCAGTTGTCGGACAGTGTTATTGCAAACTTTCATAAACAACGAGGAAATTGGAAAAAATACCTTAGTTTGTCTAAACCGTGTGAACTTCCATTGAAAGCAATGATAGACAGTTCTGTTCGTTTGGGAATTGCAACAGATGTTTATACTTTTATAAATGACGATGCAATAGATGCAATTAATGAGTGGTTGTTGAGGAAAGGGGTTTCTGTGGGGGTAATGTATTACTCCTCAGTAGAAGAACTTGCATACGATTTACAGTTTCAACGTTCAGTAAGGACAATATACGTTGAAACGCAAGAGCAAGCATCTATCATTGGGATACGTTCTCACGTAGTGGACACAAAGAAAGCGTGGATTAATTAATGTCAAGTTCAGAACACTTACTAATCAGTAAAGTAATCACTGATAACGAGATACTTCCTGTAATTGAAGCAGGGGTTAAGTCCCAACATTTTTCAGCACATTGGTCTGATGTTTGGGAATGGGTTGTCACGTATTGGCGCGAACATAACGCAGTTCCTTCTGCAAGGGCTTTTAGCCAAGAGCATGCCAATGTCTCACTGGTAGACGCATCTCGTGAACAGTTCTCCAACTTGATTGAAGAGATGCTTGAGTCCTATCGCCACCAGAAACTCGTAGAAACGCTTGCAACAGCAGTTCCTATGCTGAACAACAATCAGACCATAGAAGCGTTACACGCTCTTACAGAGGGCTTACAGACCGCCTCAGCAGACGTTGCCAGACTTAGGGACATTAACCTTATTGAAAACTGGGAACAACGTGTCCAACGCTATCAGTTAATGAAAGATACGCCTAACGCCATTCGTGGAATACCTACTGGATTTGGTGGTTTGGACAGGATTACATCTGGATTGCGACCACAACAATTGATTACATTTGTTGGCGAGGCTAAAAAAGGTAAGTCTTTAATTACGTTGATTATGGCAAACGCCGTACACACTCACGGTAAAGTTCCGCTTTACATATCGTTTGAAATGAGCGCAGAAGAACAGTCTGCAAGATACGACGCCCTTATTTCAAACATCTCGCACACAAAGATAATGCGCGGAGATTTAACCAATGCCGAAATTGAACACATCAGAAAAACAGTGTCAATGCGAAAGAACATGCACCCATTTATTTTGTCAGAAGACATTTCGTCGCTGACTACTGTAAGTGCTATTGCAGGTAAGGTACAACAACACAAACCTGATTTGTTGGTAGTTGACGGTGTGTACTTAATGGACGACGAACAAGGTGAGCCAAAAGGTTCTCCACAAGCGCTTACCAATATCACGAGGTCGTTAAAACGATTGGCTCAACGTTTTGATATCCCCATTGTTGGCACAACACAAGTGTTAAGTTGGAAAATTGGAAATCGTAAAAGTAGACAGATTACTGCTGAATCCATTGGTTATACATCATCGTTTGCTCAAGACTCTGACTTAGTGGTTGGTGTGGAATCAGACCCTGATATTGAGAATCAAGCAATTTTGAGAGTAGTGCTTGCACGTACAGCACCAAAGGGTGAAGTCAGGATTAATTGGGATTGGCATAACATGGATTTCTCAGAGGTAGAAGATGGCACTAACGACAATAATGACAACTGGTATTACTAATTTTCGCGATGTTCTTGACGCAATAGGCGTTGATGTTCGTCGTGAATCTGGCAATGAAATAATAGGATGCTGTCCTGTACACGAAAAGCAAACTGGTAAAGCCGACAGGTCTCCATCATGGTCAATGAATGCTTCTACAGGATTGTGGATTTGTCACTCTTGTGGTTCTCGTGGAAACTTACCGCAATTAATTGCTGAGGTTACTGGAGACTACGAATCAGTATCTACTATCTATAACTTGTTAATGAACTCTGGAATGGACCAATTAACACGTCCTAAAGAAATTAAAGTTAAATCTGATGTTGATTGGGAGTTGTACATGTCATTTGACAAGCCTCCCTACGAAAAGTTAATAGAACGTAATATCAAAGCAGTAGTTGCAGACAGGTATGGTATCCGATGGGATACGTCAAAACAGGCTTGGATTATTCCAATTATTTCTGCAACAGGAGACTTAATGGGGTGGCAAGAAAAATCACCACGAGGTGTTCTTAACCAACCTGTGGGTGTTGTTAAATCAGAAACGTTATTTGGTGTTGACCGTTTTAATACAAAAATTGGGGTTTTAGTAGAGTCACCATTAGACGTGGTAAGGGTTGCATCAGCATATTCAGGAATACAATGTTTAGCCAGTTTTGGAGTACATGTTAGTAAAAATCAAATAGAATTGTTAAGTAGAGTATGTGATTGCTTAATAATTGCATTGGACAATGATGAGGCGGGAATGACGATAGGTAAAAAGTTATTTAAACATCTTCCTAGTTTTCGTAAAGGTGTTAAGTGGCTTAACTACAGTCATACAAAAGCAAAAGACCTTGGAGAAATGTCTGACGAAGAAGTTGGTATTGCCATAACAAAGGCAACTGTTTTACCTTGGTGGGTAAATGTTTAAAGGAACTTTATACCCATTTCAAGAAGAAGCACGTGAAAAAATGATTGACAGGGGCAAGATGCTGTTGGCAGTAGTAATGGGAGGTGGAAAAACCGTAATTACCATTAACTCACTTGAAAGTCTGTATGAACAACAAGAAATTACGCGAACAATTATTGTTGTTCCTGCATCTTTAAAATATCAATGGCTTAGGGAAATTACAAAGTTTACAAACTCAAGAGCAGTAGTAATTGATGGAACTGTTAAAATACGAGAAACATTATGGCGTTCTGCGATTAGGGCAAAATACGTCATTGTAAATCCTGAGATTTTAATAAACGACCAACACATGTTTAATTCGTTGCGCTTTGAAGCAATGGTGATAGACGAAGCAACTATGATTAAATCACCACGCGCCAAACGTTCAAAGTTGCTTAAAAAACTTGGTAAAAAATGCCAATACAGGTTTGCACTTACGGGTCAACCAATTGAAAACAAACCAGAAGAGTTGTTTTCTATTATGGAATTTGTAGACGAAACGGTATTAGGAAAATTTGATTGGTTTGATAAAACCTTTATTGTTCGTGACAAGTTTGGAAGAGCAACTCGCTACAGGAACTTAAACATGCTTAATAAGTCAATGGAATCAGCAATGGTTCGTAAAACTAGAAAAGACATTCAAGACCAATTGCCTGAAGTTATTTCAACAGTCATACCTGTTCAATTTGATGAAATGGGGGCACAAGCGTATAAACATATTTCTAACGACCTTCTTAAGCAAATACAAAAAGCCTTAAACACACATGGTAAAGGTTTTGATTTATGGTCTCACTATCATGGAAACCCAGCGGCAAATGAAGCACAAGGGCAAATCATGTCACGACTAACCATTTTACGTATGCTTTGTGACAATCCTGAATTGGTTATGTTTTCAGCAGAAGAGTTTGTTAGGGCAGACGGAGACGTAGGTAGTAAGTATGCAAAAGAAGTTGTGGACAACGGATGGGTTAGCAATAGTTTTGCAACTCCAAAAATGGATGCCGTTATAGATTATATACAAGATGTGTTAAATGAAGACCCAAACAATAAAGTTGTTTTGTTTTCATTTTTTAAAAAGAACCTTAAATTGTTGTCTGAGAATACTAAAAGCATCACCAAATCAGTGTTGTTTACTGGAGATATGAATTCAACAGAAAAAGACGCTGCTAAACAAAAGTTTAGTAAAGACCCCAGCACACGGTTGTTTTTGTCATCAGATGCTGGGGGTTATGGTGTTGACTTACCCCAAGCCAATTACCTAATATCTTATGACCTCCCTTGGTCTGCTGGTAAGTTAGACCAACGAGAGGCAAGAATCATACGGTTATCTTCACAACACCCCCACGTTACAATAGCGTCATTCGTAATGAAAGGGAGTATTGAAGAAAGGCAATATGAAATGCTTCAACAAAAGAGAGGAATTAATGAAGCATTTATTGACAAAGGATACGATACACAAGGTAGATTTGAATTGACACTTAACTCATTAACAGAATTTTTACAACACTCGGAGGTATGACATGGAAAAAGAATACGATGAACAATATTTAACAAAACTTGTAGAAGACTTTGTTTCTCAAAAGAAATTGTTATCTCAATTAGAAGCAAGGGTTGATAAGATTAAAAAAGAATTGAGCACCGTTGTTGAACAACACGGAACTCCAGACGACAGTGGTCACATTTGGTTGAATGTTGGCGGTCACGAGTTAAAGCGTGAACGTCGTGTTAGCAAGTCGTTTAACCCAACACAAGCAGAAGAATGGGCACGTGAACAAGGCTTGTGGGAAGATGTAAAAGAAGTTGTTGAACGCCTTAGCGAAGATAAGTTACTTGGCTTGGGATGGAATGACAAAACACTTCTTCCAACAATTCAAACGTTCTATACAGAAAAAGAAACGTGGGCGTTTAAAGCGTGAAAGACCCTTTAGATTTATTTAATAGTTTGCCTGATTACCCTGGTGGTCGTAAACCAAAAAACAGAGGTAATAAGGTAAAAGCAATTACCGATGATAAGTACAATGGGGCAAAACCCAAAAAGTACAAAATCAACGGTACAGAGGTAATAATGTTTACCATTGGCGATTTAGCCAAAGCAATAGGTAAACGTCCATCCACGTTGCGAGTTTGGGAGCATCGTGGTTGGCTTCCCAAAGCCAAATACCGAACACCAAAACCTGTGAAGCAACAAATTCCAGAAAAAACTTCACAAGGTAGGAGGCTTTACACTTTAGAACAGGTAGAGTTTCTTATTGAAGCAATGACTCGTTTCAAAGTACGTGAGATTAATCACGGAGATTGGAACGGTTTTAGAAAACATATCAAAGATAATTGGCCCCAATAAACACATAAAGGAAAAATACAATGACAAGAAATTATGAAACAGTAGAGTTAACCCCAAATACAGAGCAGGACACACCTGCTCCAGAAGAATCAACTCGTAAACTACTTCGCGGTGGTTGGCAACAAGTTGATGTTTTAAAAAATGCAGACAGTCAATACGCACAACGTTTGAAAGTTTCTGAAGAGGTTCAAGTAGTCAAGTTTTTAGACGACGAACCATTTGCAGCATGGCATCAACATTGGGTAGAGCGAGAAGGTCAAAAATCGTTCGTTTGTTTGCGCGACCTTGAAGACCGTGGATGTCCATTGTGCGAAACAGGTAATCGTCCTTCACAACGTATTGCCTTCAACATTGCGTTGTTGGGTATTGGTGCAAAACCAGTAGTTCGTTCGTTTGAAGTGGGACCAAGAGTTGTTGACCAACTTCGCAATTTGAACAAAGCACCTCAAACAGGTCCGTTGACAAAACACTATTGGGCTGTAAGCCGTACAGGTAAGGGTGCAACAACCGCATACAACCTGCAGGCTATTCGCGCTCGTGATTTGCAGGAAGAATGGAAAATGGACGAGATTGATGAAGTCCTCATGTCTCAGTTGCGTGAAGATAAATATGACGCAAGCATCATGAAAGTTCCTACTTATGCAGACCTTTTGTCAGTTGCATCAGAAGATTTAGGTAAGTAGATAATGGGGAGCGTAAAACCTCCCATTATCACAACTTTAGAAGAACTTGATGAACTTGTTAATGTTGTTAAAGAAGTTGGGGCGTTTGCTTTTGACGTGGAAACACAATCCATTATTGAGCATCACCCCGACTTACAACACCATTTAGAAAAAGACTTTCAAGAACATGTTAAGGGTTTAAAAAGTAAAAGCCCTGACATTATTCAAAGAGCGTATGATAATTTGGTTGAGCAGTATTTAAAAGAGATAGCCGTAAACCCATTACGCAATGAAGTGTTTTGGATTGGTATTGCTACCAAAGGATATTCGTGGGCAATACCAATGGGTCACAAAGTTGGTTCAGTTATAGAAGCAGAAGAAACAGGAGATGGAAGCACTACACCACCTGTTGGGTATCGCAAAAAACTTAAAAACGGACAAGAGTCCACAGCAAAGGCTAGGTATTTAAAACCAGCAACACATGCCGAACCAGTGAAACAGTTGTCACGAAGTATTGTTTTTGAAAGATTGAAGCCCTTATTTTTTAGTGATTTGACTAAAGTTGGTCAAAACGTCAAATTTGACGCAAGGTCTATTTCAAAATATTATGGCGCCATACCTCCAGGACCATACGTAGACACAATGCTTTTACAACATTTGGTTAACGAGAACTTAAGCAATTACTCCCTTGAAACCATTATTGAAACCAATTACAACAACCATAAAGCCTATGAACGTGGTGGCAAACTTGGAGCAAGCATAAGCAAGGTAACGATTGATGACGCTTCGTTATACGTACATCGTGACGCTCGTTGGACATGGTTGTTGTACAACCGTTTGATAAAGAAAGTAAATGCCTATTCAGACCTTCGTAAAGCCATGGTATTAGATAGTCAAGTTTTAGAAGTTCTTATGGATATGGAAAATCAAGGAATCCCAGTTGATGTTAATAACCTAAACCTTTTAGAAAAAGAGTTAGACCTTGAACTAGGAGAAGTGAATAACAACATTTTAAAGTATGCACCTGTTGGGTTTAACCCTGACTCTAACAAACATAAACAAACATTTTTGTTTAGTAAAAAATCAGAAGGTGGATTGGGTCTTAAGCCGTATAAAAAAACAGGCAAAGGAGCAGCATCTGTTGACGAGGAATCTTTAAAGAGTCTGCAACATAAGCATGAAGTGGTAGCACAGTTATTAAAATGGGCAGAGTTAAAGAAATTAAAATCAACTTATGTAAATGGGCTAATACCTAAATTATACAAAAATAGACTGCACCCATCCTTTCACCTGCATAGAACTGCTACTGGGCGACTGTCGTCATCTAATCCAAACCTTCAAAACATTCCACGTGATTCAAACATTAGAGGATTATTTGTTGCAATAGACCCAGACGTTTTGTTAGTTGCTGACTACGACCAAATTGAATTAAGGGTTATGGCTATGTTTAGCCAGGATAAACGATTGCTTCATATCTTTACCAATGATGAAGACATTCATACCGCTACTGCATCCGTTGTATTTAAGAAAAAACCAGTAGACGTAACTTCAGAAGAACGTCAAATTGGTAAAGGGGTTAATTTCCTCACTGCCTATGGTGGAGGTTCTGTAAAACTTTCACGTGTGACTGGTATTCCAAAACACGAAGCAGAAGACATATTGAGTTCTTATTATAAAAGTTTTCATGAATTGACCGCTTGGAAACGACAAGTAGTTACAAAAGCCAAAAGAGATGGTTATGTGTCTACTTTGTATGGTCGCAGGAGAAGGCTTCCAGACCTGTCGTCAAACAACGATGAATTGAGGTCTAGGGCAGAAAGACAGGCTGTTAACGCAATAGTTCAAGGAACAGCAGCGGACCTTTGTAAACAAGCAATGATTGACGTACATAAAGCCATGAACGGAACTAGTGTAAGGTTGCTAGTGCAGGTTCACGACGAACTTGTAGCAACAGTAAATGAAGTTGATAAGATTAGTATTCTTAATCCTTTTATTAACGCTATGGGAGACGGTATGGTTTTAGAAAAAGTTCCAATTAAAGTTTCCCACCAGTTCGCCAAGAGTTGGGCAGAGGCAAAAGAGTGAGTGACATGGAAAGCGTGGTTGATAAACGCTTATTTTATTTGATGTTGTCCATAGGTCAAGGACAAGAGTTTGCCAACATGATGGGTTTTTCTAACCCGTCTAACGACGTAGAGCAAGCGGAAATATTTGACGTTGCCAGCAGGTGGTCATTGTTTGTAAACCAAGGGATTTTAGAAAGCATTGATGAATCGGCTAATTGGGTGTTGGATTTTCTTAATAAAAGCGATAAACTTGTAAACCCTAAAGAAGAGATACTTCCATTGTTTGTAGCATATGGAGTTTCTTTATTAAATAAATTATTAGAAAGCGGAAACGTATCTATCGTCATAGACGAAAGTTCGTTACTATATTGGGAAGACGTAGATACAGATGAGTGACTGGTGGGACAAAAAATTAAAAGGCGAGAAACCAACGCCACAGCCTGTATATCCAAACCCTGCTACATATAGCAATCGTCCCGTTCAAACACAAGAACAAGTAGTTCAACATAATTTACCACCTAATACACAATTAACCACTGGACAGGCTATTAGAATGTGGAAAGGAGGAGAAGCGCATAACCGTGAAGGTAATATGAGGTGTCCAGACTGTGGAAGCCGAAATGTGTTTGCACGTGTTGGAAAAGGCGCTAACAGTATGGTTAACGGAGCAGCACCAGCCCCACGTTGTTTTGAGTGTGGTTGGAACGGTAAATTTTCACAAGCAGACCAATCAAATTGGGCAGTTTAAAGGAGCACTACATGGCAGATTACGAATCATTGGCATCAATTATTTCCGCTATTCAGAAAAAGTATGGCGATGATGTTCTGATTAAAGGTTCAGACATAAAAGAAGAAGTACCACGCATAACCACTGGAATCCTTGCGTACGACTTAATGCTTGGTGGGGGTTGGCCTTTGAACCAATGGTCAGAGATTATTGGTGAAGAGTCGTCTGGTAAGACAGCACTTGCTTACAAAACTATTGCCGCTAATCAAGCAATTAATCCAGAGTTTGTTGCTATGTGGATTGCTGCTGAAGCATACGTACCCCAATACGCAAGAGCAATCGGTGTTGACTTAGAACGTTTGTTGGTTGTAGAAACAAATATTATGGAACATGTTTATGATTTAGTCATTAAAGCGTTAGATAATCGCGCTGTGGACATGATTGTTATTGATTCTTTGCCGTCGTTGGTTCCAGGTGACGAATCAGAAAAAATGATGGAAGAGTTTACGGTTGGGTTAGGCGCTCGCTTAACAGGTAAGTTCTTTCGCAAATCATCAAAGGCTCAACGTCGTTCATTAATTAATGAAGACCGCCCTTGCACTGGCTTAGTAATTAACCAATGGCGTGAGAAGATTGGAGTCATGTGGGGAGACAACAGAACTACCCCTGGTGGCAAAGCCAAAAACTTCCATTACTTTACTCGTGTTGAGGTTAAAAGAGATGAATGGCTTAAAGAAAAAGACGAAACAATTGGTCAAACAATTAAGGCTCGTACCATTAAAAACAAAACATACAGACCACAACAAACAGCGGTAGTTGATTTTTATTTTACAAGTGCTGGTGGGTTTCGTTTAGGAACATTTGATGTTATTAAAGATGTTGTAAACATTGGTATTGCTGTTGGTTTAATTACCCGTTCTGGTCCTTATTACTCGTATGGTTCTCAAAAATGGCAGGGCAAAGACGCACTGGTAATGGCTATTCGTGAAGATTTAGACCTCCAACAAAAACTTAAAAAAGAAGCATTTGACCACTTTAACCTTCAAGTTCCTACACAATGATTATTGGTGGAGATGGAGAACACAAGCAACGACTGAAAAGGTCTCGCAAACAGGAAGAAAAAACTGCTGCTCGTTATAAAGGTAGTAGAAATGCAGGCTCAGGGTCTGGATGGATGCGAAAGAATGACGTAAGAAGCCATGAGTTTCTTATTGAAAACAAGTTTACTGACAACCTTAAACAGTATTCCGTAAAAGTAAAAGAGTTAATTGAATTAGAACAACGGGCTATTTTAGAAGATAGAATTCCGTTATTCCAATTTGAGATACAAAAAAGGCGCTACGTGATTTTAACAGAAGATGATTTTACGAGTATGTTCAATGGCTGAGTTAACTGGCGCAGATTTAGAAAGTCTTAAAAAGAATCTTAGGACAAAAGGTCGTTTGTTACCTATTGTTGCTGCTCAAGTAGAGTTAGAAAATAATCAGAACACTCGTGAACGAGACACTGACTATCTACACCCTAGTCAAATTTGTAAACGTGATTGGTGTCCACGTTCATCAATGTACGAAATAAACAAAGAACCTGCAGATAAAGTTAAATCTTTTTCTTTTCAAACTTTAAACATTTTTAGAACAGGTCACGACATCCATGAAAAATGGCAAGGATGGTTAGAACGTTCTGGAT